CGGAATTACTGCATATATTCCTATATCAAAGCAATGCCTAAGAACCCTACAATTTCGCTGCGAGTCGAAGCATGCTGAGAGATTCGGAGTCTGTGAATTAAAGCTTACACAGCATACACAGTCGAGTGCCAAGAGAAAGAATATGCCCTAATAGCTCAATTGGTAGAGCAACTGATTTGTAATCAGTAGGTTGGGAGTTCAAGTCTCTCTTAGGGCACCAAATTCTTGGAAATGGATGATTTCATGTTAAAAAGCAAGGAAATACGATGCTGAACCTCACGAACGACACACAGCGACACACAGCGACATTCTCCTCGCATTCCTTCGCGCAGACCCAGACACTCTCGCACTCTCCCCTTCGAGTACCACTAGATCTAGTGGGTACTCTTTTCGTTCTCTCTAAAACAATGTAAATAAATGTGTATTTCGCCTTAATTTCGCCTTAATTGTGTAGTATAATATATGGTATAAACGAACTAAAAAGGAAAGTAAATGAAGAATCTTTGGAATGAATCTTGGGTTGCTGTGCTGGTATTAAGTGCTATCATTGCAGGAGGTTATGGTGCAATGCATCTATTCGTATGGATCGCAGAGAAATATAATCTAATGGGAGGATTTTAAATGAGTAGAAAACTTTGGACAGACTTCGAAAACTGGTTGGAGAGAAATTATAATGAGACTGTTTTCAATCTATCCTGGAATGCATACGTGGAACGAAGTAAAGAATATAATACTGAAAGATTGAAAGGAGAAAAAGAATGATTAAAACTGCATTATATTTAAATAAAGAGAGTATGAATAAATCAGTCTATAAATTCACTGGAAGATACGAACTGATTGTGGAACAGGAAATACTCGCTTCTTCGAGAGACGAAGCATTCGAACTGTATTTAAAAGAGGGTGGATTAAACTACTCGAGAATCACATCGGATTTGACCGAAGAATCTCCGAGAATCGAAACTACTTATATTGATGCGATGACTCCAGAGATGGACATTAAGTATGTCGGAACTGTGGTGGCTTCGAGAGATGACGAAGACGAAGTGGAACTTGAGAATGCATTAGGAGGATATAGTGGCTAAGACTTACAAATTAAATTCTGGACGAAGAAAAACACTCCGTGCACATATACCAAATTTGAGTGAGAAGAGAGAGATTGCAATTACTCAGATCTCGGCACTCCTAAGAGAAGATTCGAATATGAGTAAAGAGCAGAGTATTGAATTTGCGACTCGAGTATTGAATAGCTATTTGGCAGTGAATATGAATTCGCCCAGCGAGAGAGTACACTAATGAAAATTAAAGATCTTATGGCTTGCAAACTTCGAAATGGAAGAGTATTTCGATGTGAAGTAATTGCAATAGGAATCGATTCTGTGACTGTATTCGATCCAGATCATTATTGTCCGATGAATGTGAAACCAAATCAACTTCGAAAATTGGATCCTGCATTGACTTATGTAAGGAATCCATTTAAAAGAATAAATGAACTTAATATGCAGAGATTAAAACAGAATAAAATTAATGAAAGTGGAGTTGTTTCTCCTAATGCTTGGTATGCATCATCATGAATAAAAAAGTGGTAATCTCATTCGTGGATGAGTCAGGCGAGAATCGAGTGTTTAATGATTGGGTATCTGCCGAGGAGTATTTAAAGAGACTAATCGCATTAAATCGTGAATTTACAGGAATACAAGCTTCGTTAATTGTGAATACACGAAAAAAGGTATAAAAAACAATGACTTATTTTGCACGATTTTGCTTTACTTATTGTGTAAAATAGACTATAATAGAGAGTATAAACAACTAAAAACTATAATATGAACTATATCGAAGAAATAAAAGAACTAAAAAAAAGAAAACTAAATAATGAAGAGATCGCAGAACACTTAGGTATTACAAAGAGCCAAGTGAGAAAGCTGTTGAATGATGAATACGAAGAATTGAGTGATTCATCTTATACTGATGCTGATGTATCATATAGTTATTCGAATGACGATTCGGAGATAAGTGATATACTAAGTACAATGCGAGGACAATCATACTAACCTTATAAGGAAAAACAAACATGAAAAGATTCGAATTTATATGCAAAGGAAAGCGAAGTCACTTTCTTGAAGCATTAACAGAAGAAGCAGCAAGATCATTCTTTGCTGAAAATCGTACGACAGCTACATTAGAGATTATCGATGTAATTGAAGTGCCAATGCCAACTCCAATTAATACTTCTGGAGTGACAATGAAACTTGAAGGATTCGAGAGAATTAATTCTGAAGTAAAGCCGACTGCGCAAGAGATTGCAGCATTGGCAGCTTCTGGAGAAAAAATAGGATACTAAATTTCTTTCTATATAATTATGCCATTGATGCCGATATATTATAATACAACGAATCTAAACCCTCGTATGCGAAAATCTAAGAATAAAAGAATACGAGACGCAAACCTTGAGCATGAAGAATGGCTCAAATCACGAGGGTTGCATTCGTCACAATTAAAAAGTTCTTCGAAAGAATATAAGCTTGAATTGAATCGAAAAGAACCTTATAATACAAATCATAACATTACTGGAAAAACAACTAAAGTTTCTGAGAACGTTTATACAGGGACGTTGATTAAAGGAATCGCAACGATGCATAAGAGCAATGCGATTCCAATAATTAACGAGAAACAAGCAGTCGAAATATCAAAAATGAGAAGAGGATAAACATGGGAATCGAAACATATATATTTTTTGGTGGTGCAATCTTCGGTATTGGTTGGTTGATAGGTAATTTTACGAAAGAAAAAGAGAAAGCAGACTATACAATGTTTATAATTGATTCATTAATACAGAATCGTTTTCTTCGAACACATCGAGTAGAGATACTCCCAAAAATGTTCGTGACACATATTATTCGTTGGGACACTCCAAAGGAGTCTCTGAAAAACCCAGTGAAATTGGAAGAATTTCATTTTCCAAAGGACTTTACAAACAATTAAAAATAGAGTATAATATAGATTATGAAATCATTGACACCGAATTATATAAAGAATCTTTCAGAGAATATAGAGAGAATGAGTAATGAGGATAAGAAACGATTATCGAGACAGAGAAGAATTGAGATAATCGGTTATTGTAATCTAAAGAAAAGACAGATTGATTCCTGGATCTCTTCATTACTCGCTCTCGATAGTCGTATTGCAACGAGTGAGTCGACGAGTCTACAATCTTCAATTAGTTCTCCAAATACTCCAATGTGGAAACTCTATAACACATTAATACGAATTTCAAATGATTTAGCTGATCAGATTGATTCCTATACTTATTGGAATTCTTCGAGTAATGAGCGAATACTCGTTGGATCGAATAATTTAAGTAATCGAATTGAGAATCGTGTACTTTCCAAAGGAAAAAACAATCCCTATTATTCACATATTGAAGCGATAATCGAGATCGCCGAAGAAGAAGGATACGAACTAAGTACTATAAAGAATTACTTGAGTAAGTCTATACTGCAGAAGATCGAAAGCATCGGCTATTCAAGAAAAGCATTAAAAGGCAGATTCGCTACATTGCCATTTTAAACGATATTTTCATAGGAGTAATTTTATGAAAATCAAATCCGACTTTTGAACGTTTTGGTCGGGAACCCTAAAACGTATCATTACATTATAATCTAAGGAGATACATTATGTTTAAAACAATAATTACGTTCCTAACTGCATTACTCTTCACAGTATCAGTTTCTGCACAAACACCTGCACCTAAAAAGGAAGAAGCTAAACCAGCTGCTCCTGCAGTATGCGTAGAAAAAGATAAGAATGGTAAAGCAATCATTGACGCAAAGACAAATAAACCTGTCGTGTGTCCAAAGAAAGACGAAAAGAAGAAGTAATTCTACTTTGAATCGCTGTATTGGGCGAAAAGGAAAGTTTCGCCCTTTACTTACAAGAAAAAATAGAGTAGACTCACTCTATTCAGTGTGAAAATCTATATTATATTGAAGACAGTAATCTATATTATTATACAACGCATATAACGCATATAACACATATAAAGGAGATCTATGGTAGATTTAAATGCTCTTCGTAAAGAGAGCCAAAATGACTTTACGAAAATTAATCAAGAGTTCGATCGAATCAATAAAGGATCGAACGCAAAATCAGACTCTTCTGAAGACACTCGTTTTTGGAAATTAGAACCAGATAAACTGGGCAATGCAACAGCAGTCATTCGTTTTCTTCCACGTATTGGGAATGATGAACTTCCATGGGTGCGTATTTTTTCTCATGGTTTTCAGGGACCATCTGGTAAATGGTATATAGAGAACAGCCGAACAACATTGAATGAAAAAGATCCTGTCGGAGAATTAAATTCTAAGTTATGGGCGAGTAATCTTGAGAGTAATCGAGAGATTGCGAGAAAGCAAAAGAGACGTATGCACTACATCAGTAATGTGTATATAATCAGCGATCCGAAGAATCCAGCGAATGAAGGAACAGTAAAACTGTTTAAGTATGGAAAGAAGATCTTTGATAAGATTATGGAAAAGGCAAAACCTACATTTGCTGATGAGAAACCAATGAATGTATTCGATATATTCGCTGGTGCTGATTTTAGATTGCGTATGCGTAAAGTAGATGGTTATGCAAACTACGATCAGAGTAGTTTTCTTGAGCCAAATGCATTCTTAGGAAATGATGAGAAAAGATTAACAGAAGTGTTAGCAAAAGCTCATCCATTGGCTCCTTTCATTGCACCGACACAATTTAAGTCATATGAAGATTTAAATCGTCGACTGAATGAGGTACTTGAAACTCTTCCAGAAACAAGATCGTCTGGAATCCAATCGAAACCAAAAACAGCTGAGAATACAACTTTGACTTCGGCGAAAAAAGAAGAAGAGGATGTATTAAGCTATTTTCAAGGAATAGCAAATGACCTTGAATCATAAGAATCCGAAAAATTCTAATCTGTCGTATTATTTGCTTCTGATTAGCTGGACAACTACAATACTTGTGGGGGTTTGGGCTTGGAATGTAAATAGTAAGTATGATCGAGCGAAGTTTATATTACGTGAGTATTTCGATCGAGAGATTGCGAAGAGTAAAGTATTGCAATTATTCGAGCCGAATATTCATAATCGAGTACTGAATAATCTATTCGAAGAGTGGTTAAGGAATAAGAATAGTAATGTTCTGAACTCGAACATTAAATAAACGTATACGTTTAATTTTCTATCCCTTTACTTCCAAGAAGTAGAGGGTTAGAATACTCACCTGTGGGAGTTTGAAAATTAGTATATTCGAATATAAATTTCAACGATCAATATAATCATTCCAGCAATAAGTATTATCGGATCCATTAGATTGAACGAAACACTCGAATCTCACCATTCTCGATTACACGATAAGCTTCAAAAGTAATTGCAGGATATTCACGACTTAATCTTAAAAAAGCTTTTAAATTCTCTCGGTCATCATCAAAGAATCTTACTTTCGAGAAAGACTTTGTATTTAAATATTTTCTTACAATCATTGCCTTTCGATTCGCACCTGAGAGTTCATTCGCTATATTCCCTGCACGTTCAACTCGAACACTATCAATGTCAAAGCCATATTTACGGAAAGTTTTAAGGAATATATTCTTACTATCAAAATCAGTTCTTGCGGTTAATATAATTACACGCGAGTTTTCGTATTTCTTCGCTGATGCTAATATCAATTTGGCACGTCGCATCATTCTTCCGATCGGTTGAGATTCTTTATAGAACTTCGCTGCATCTTTAAATTCAGTATAATCAAACATTTCATTTGCTCCTAGAGTATAGGAAGCATATTCTGCAGTTGTTAATGTACGGATTGTTTCTTTTGTGATGGAATTACGAACTCGAATGACTGCTGTTGTACGAAAGAGTGTATCATCAATATCAAAGATTGTGAGCCAACCATTCGAATATTCATTCGAAGACTTTACATAATTACTAAATGTTTGAACCATAGAGAGAACCTACATATTTCGAAAGAGTATTCTCATCGTTTCGAACATTTCTTGACGTCATTAAATTACTTTCTTTTGGAGCATTTACAGTCGAAACTGGTGCGTTAATAATTACATTTGAACTCGCAGCAATCTTCGCATTCTCAGTCTCAGCTGAAGAAGCCATTATTTGATTTCCAACATCGCTCGGTGTTCCAGAACTAATTATATTATTTACTCCTGTTGGCGAAATACCAGAGAGTGTATTCGCAGAACTAAGCGAATTAGAATTGGAAAGATTGTTTCCAGAAACTACTTGTTTGTTAATAAATTTTAAATTTGATGCAATAACAGTTTCGTTTAATTTACGATATGCTTGTACTTCTTCTTTTGTACCAATCTCAGAGAGAGCCTTATTAATATTTGAATCTGTTAATTCTTTACCCGAAGATGAAGCACTCATCATTAATCCATTCATTCGAATGTTCATTGCATCTTGTATGCCAGCATTCTTATTCAGAATTGATTTTGCAGATTCTTCTGTCATTGGAGTTTTTGGAAGAGAAACTGATTCACCAGTCACTGTTTTATTAATGTATGGTGAAACTGGAGTCACTGGAGCTCTACTTGGCATTCCATCAGAATCAAGTGTTCGATCAGAATTTAATCCTTCTACATTATTTGATCTTGGTAAAATATTTGAAGGAATAGGTTTCTCTGGACCTACTGTATTCTCTATTGGTGCATTCTCATTTGATTTTCTGAAAGGATAAAAAGGACCAATCGAAACTCCTAAAATTTTAAATTCTGGAATTCCAATGTTATTTAAAAACCCTGTAAGCATTTTACCAAGACGTGATGGTAATTCAGATATATAATCAGCAATCTTACCGAAGAATGACTTAATTCCATTTACAATTATATCGCCAAGATTGTCAGGTAAATCTAAACCGAATAAATTTGCAACCCAATCTACTACACCAAATACAAAATTTAATGCACCTTTATAAAATCCTTCTACAAATGCACCTACGATATCAAAGAAACTACCACCTGATTTATACATTGCGAATGCATCTTTAAACGCACGAACAAGTCCAGCAATCCCTACTGTAATTCCTCCGATTATGGCTGCAGCAATTCCTCCTGGAATCCCTGCTAAGAATCCAAAGAATCCTGCAACTATTTTTATAAAACCTTTTGCGAGGAATGGAAGTACTCTTGCGAAAATAAATTTTGCAGCACCAGCAATACCTGCGAAGAGAGCATCAAATAATTTAAAGAATATCATTGAGCCATAAAAACCAAGCATATTACCGAAATTTAAAGATTCTGGTTTATTCTCTTCTAATTTTTGACCACTATTATTCGACATACCTTTAGCGATTACTTCGAGTAAATCTACCATCTTTTGAATATTTAATGAAGTTTCTCTCGCTGACTCTTCGTTTGCGACTGGTTTATTTGAAATGTTTTTTGAATCTGCAATAAGTGGTTGCCCCTTAGCATCAACTAAGAGTGCTTTCGGTTGCCCTACGTTTGCGATAGATTGTTGTACGAGTACGTTTGTGAGTGCCATTTATTTTTGTAATCTTCTTTGTTCTGCTTTTTGTTTTTCTTCTTGTAAATGTTTAATTAACATTTCAACGTATATTTCACGTTCAAAGGGTATCTGATTTTCAAGCTCAGTCAAAGAGTATTTATGATATTGCATTAATGCGAAGTTAGTCTTATAATGATTGACTAACGACTCATGGCTGAGCATTATGAAAAAAAATTAGCTAAACCCTCTATCTTTCTTGTATGCGTTTTGTTACACCCTTTACAAGTCCAGATTATTTCTTTACTTAACCTTGGCATAGTTTCGAAAAACTTTTGTATTTTACCAAATTGACTTGTTGTTAAGTTATTAACAAATTCACTTAGTTCTTTTTTAGTTTGTTCTTTACTATGATATATTTGTTGTCCATCATATATGTAATCTATACTATCAGTTATAATATCAAAGAAAACTTCTGTATCTAGTTTATTTTGCTCTGTTAATTTTAATGATTTTAATTTTAAAAGTAAATCTAATGATGGATATTTCATTACAACACCTACATCATTAAATAGAGATATTTTATTCTCATGTCCTTCTGGTGTAATTACAGGAACATTCATTATATTAATCTTTAATATACTCTTAGCTTCCTTATTATCTTTACACTCTGGTGTATCACATTTAGCGATTAATTCTACTTCTTCACCAACAGATTTACCACGTAATTGACAAAAGATGTATTCTAAATCAAATAATGCTAAATCATTTGTATCAAGTCCGACTACACACTCACCAACAATTGTTTTAAGTGTATTCATCATTGTCTTCTCATCTTCAGATTGGAAAGCAAGTAATAAAGCTTTTTCTTGTTTTACTAGAAATGGCTTATACTTATATTCTTTCTTTGAAGACGGAACAGTTAATGTATAGGTTGGTGTACTACTTATTGGCAATGCCATATTATTATTCTCCTTCAGTTTCTTTATAATTTTTAATTATCTTATTCAATTCATTCGTAGAACCTATAAACACATTATTGTTTACAGTTTTTGTATCTGTCTTTTGTATTCGTCCTACATCTGCTTGTTGTTTGTGTAAATCTAATAATTGCTGGTTTACATCAGCAAGTTGTTTTATCATATTACCTACAACTTCAAAGGCTCTTGGATGCTCTGATTGTTTTGCTATCTCGAGTGAATGCTTTAATGCTTCTTCTCCTTTTATAAGAAGATTGTGAAGATTAACACGAGAAGTATTAAAATCAGTAGCAATCGTATTCTCTTTTTCATTTGCTATCTCTCTTGGATTAATTACTTCCAAATTTGTAAATGGTTCAGTTGGTTCACTGACCTTTAATTTCTCACTATTAAACACTTCACTTAATTTATCATCTATGATAGACATTTTATATTCCTATAATTAAACTGATCTAAATGTACTTCCTAACATACCATCTAAAGTTTTTTGACTAAAACGAACACTCGCATCTAGTATCTCAGGAGTTGCTTGTTCATATTGTGGTGCAAACTGATTTGTTCGATTATTACTAATTGAATTACTTAATCCAGTAAATGTATCTTGAAATCCTGCAAAATCACTAAAGTAATTTGCTGCAACTGGTAAAGAATTTACAATTACACCAGCAGGGTCAGTTAATACTTGATTACCAATACCTTGTATTCCCTCTAATATAGATTGAATCCATCCTTTATTTTGTTTTGGAGGAGGTGCATATAAACTTGTAGTAAAATACTTATAAGCAAAAGTCACATTAAGTTTTGCAACTTCATTTGATCCTTGAGCCAAATTAATACTCTGCACTGTTTTAGGATATGCTTCATGTAGCTTAACTAAGTATCTTGTATTATTTGCTACATCATTTACAAATAGATGAACTGTACTTACATAATTTTCATAAAACTGTATTGTTCTATCTGTTGTATTTTGAATTGAATCCTGCCAAGCTTCAAAGAAAGCTTTCACTTTAAATCCTGTATCTATGTAATAATTTGCAGTCACTGGATCGAATACTTTTTCATAAGGCATTTCTCTTGTTTCGCCGAATGTGCGAGCAGGAGTTGTAGATATATTTACTCCAGGAATGTTAATTGATTCACAGTATAAAAATAACTTTCTGTAAAAATCAGCTGCAGCGAATGCTGGGTTTGTTCTTAAAGTCTTTGGTGCATCAACAGTACAACCAAAACGATTCGTTCTACTTAAACCATCTTTTTTAACCTCAGCAATAAATCTTTTTATATCTTGTGGTGATGTTGGTGCTTCTGCTCTTGATAATCCGAATATATCTAAAATTGACATTAAATTTTTCCTATACTGTCTGCCCAAACATTTGATTTGTTTACTGTAAATCTTTCCACAGGCAACATCATAACTGTAAACCAATTCTCAGGAGAGACTCTTAACATTGTTGATTGTATGTGATCATATAAGTATGAATGCACACAGGGCTTTGCTAAAACAAATTTACTCGCCGATCTTATAGTCGCCCAGCTATAACGTATTCGAGTTGTTTCATCATATTTTTTATTATTCGCATATTCTAATAATCTATCTAATAATCTTACTCTTAATTGATATGGTAGATAATGCATATTCAATCCAGTAAATCCTTTATCAGTAGTTGAGAATGGAAATACTAAAGGAAACATATCATAATATGGTAATTGTTCTTTTAACTTTGCATCGTAAAAATACATATACAAGTTTCCTGGAACCATTACAGTTGATGTACGATTCTTACTGTCTGGTCTTAACAAAGATTGTGGCTGAATACGAGCAGTTCTTAATTTTGCAGTTTCCCTTTGAAACCAGTTTAATGACTTCGTTAATATGGTCTTATCTTGACCATATTTGTTGAAAATGTCCTGAGCTGTTTGTCTTACTGGAGCCATATTACTATTTATTTACTATTATCTAATCCTAATTCTTTTTCTGTTAAAATAATGAACTTTTGATTACGATCTAAAGCATACTCTTTTGCAGCTTTCCATTTAGCTGAATTAACTATGAAACTGTGACATTCTTTCAAATACCTACGTGTTTGGCTTCCAGGATATTCAGGCTGAATAGTTTGAGAATATGGTTTGATTTCAACTAAATAAGTCTTAAGAGTATTAGTTTCTTTATCTTTAATAGTGACTGAAAAGTCAACGAAATATCTATGTATTCTTTTATCAATAGGAGAGCGATAGGGTATAACAACTTCCTCACTCTTCCAAGAAACTACTGCTGGATTTTTGTCGCACCAAAGAGCGAATCTTGTTTCCCAAGATGAACGTAAATAGATTGATGTAGGATCGCCTACATACTTTTCAGGGAATATTGGTTTATATCTTCTAGTGTGAAACATAATTAATAAGGACTCAACTATTTATATGTCTATTTTAAATTCTACCACTCCAACAGCTAATTTTGGCGATTACGGCGATTCAGTTTATCGCACAAAACAATACATGTATCCAACTGATTTATTATCAGTAGATCCGAATAAAAATGAATATGGTGGTCAATATATGATGATTTATATTAACGTCACATCAGATTCTAAATTTACAAGAGCAGATGAACAACAATCAACAATACCAAACATAAGTAAAAGAGTAGGAAAAGAATTATCAGGAGTAAAAGCATCAGGATTGCTAAAAAAAGAAAGTATCGTTTCAGCAATAGCTTTAGCTGGTGGATTAGCAGGTGGTGGAGGAGGAGCAATCGCAGCAGGAGCAGCTGGTGGTGTAGCTGGTGCAACAGTTGGTGCTGGATTAGCAGGAGCATTAGGTGTATCATTAGGAGGTGATTTTTCTAAACCAAGAAAAAGATTATTAACAGCTATCGCTTTACATATACCAAATAATATTGCTATAAATTATGGTGTTAATTATGGTGAAGCTGATGGAGCTCTTGCTGATTTAGTAATGAGAGGGATTGATACAGGAGCAGCAGGTTTAGAAGCATTAATCACAAGTCCAGGAGGAGCAGGAAAAGAAGTTTTTAACAATATAGGAAAAAGTGGAATTGGTGGAGGATTACAAGGACAAGCACTTAATGTGTTAGGTGACACGGGAAAAATTATAGGAAAACTAGCAGGTGTTGCTACCAATCCAAAAAAAGAACAAATATTTGAAGGAGTTCCTTTTAGAACATTTAGCTACACATACGATTTTTATCCTCGTAGTGAAGAAGAATCAGAAAACGTTAAAAGAATACTTGATGAATTAAAATATCACATGCATCCTAATTTTAAAGATGAAGCTGGCTTCCTATTTGAATATCCAGCAGAATTTGATATATTCTTTATGCATAGAGGACAAGAAAATAAATTTATACATAAACACAGATCAGCTGTATTAGAATCAATGTCTGTTAATTATTCACCAAATGGTCAATTTTCATCATTCCCTAATGGTTCACCAACATCATATCAAGCTACAATGAATTTTAAAGAAGTTTCAATTATTACAAAAGAAGCTTTAGAAGATATGGGTGAAGTTCGACAAAGAAATACAACTAGTGCTGTCAGAAATTTTGGTGGGCAGTCTGACACATTTTAGAGGAGATAATAATGTACTTTAAAAAATTTCCAAAAATATATTATACACTACGAGAAAAAAACGTAGATGTGTTTAAAGTAGTCACAGATATAACAGCAAATGTTAGAATAAGAAAAGCAGCACTTTCTAATATAACTATATGGGAAAGTTATGATATACGTGAGGGAGAAACACCTGAAATTATTGCTGAAAAGTTTTATAAAGATGCTACATTACATTGGGTGATTATGTTAGTAAATAATCGTTATAATATGTATAATGATTTTCCTTTATCATATAATGAGTTGATGTCATACGTAAATAAAAAATATCCTGGAACACAAAACCAAATTAAAGAATATAGAAAAGATGGATATGTAGTTGATAGTAATGTAATTGGTGCTGTAGGAATTACAAATAAAGAATATGAAGTAGAACAAAATGAAGCTAAACGAAGAATTAAAATTATAGCACCAGCACTTATTAACACTGTTGTTCAAGAGTTAAATGATTTAATGAGTGATGCTAATGGTCAAACTTTAGTGTAAAATAAAATTATGAATAAAATATCATACGCAGGTGATGTAGAAACAAAACAAATAGATCTAGTTGGTAAATATTCTACAGTTAGTTTAATTGCTCTTTTTAATGAAGTAGAAATTTACGAAGATCTATTCTCTCCTTTTATTACAGGAACTATTACAATCTCAGAATCATTTGATTTAATTAATAATCTTCCATTGATTGGAGAAGAATTTTTAATTTTAGATATAACTACTCCTGGATTTGAGAAAAGAATTAAAGGAAGATTTTATGTATTTAAGTGTTCTGAAAAAGTAGCAATAAGAGATAAGTTATCAGGATATACTTTACATTTTATTTCAATAGATGCTATAAACGATTTAAATATTCGTTTGAATAATGCTTGGTCTGGTTTTTGTTCTGATATAGCTTTTCGTTTAATCGCTAAAGATAAATCTGGCGTTCAAACAGAAAAACCAATTAATATAGAAGATACAATTAATGGTATAAAATTTGTTTGTAATAATTGGTCTCCTGTTAAAGCAATTAATTATGTAGCTGAAAAAAGTGTAAATAAAGATGGAATATCATCTTATCTATTTTTTGAAAATAGAGAAGGATTTAATTTTGTTTCACTTCATACTTTATATCAAGGAAATCCTATTCAAGATTTTATATTCGACAACTACGAAAGAACAACAACTAATGTAGGTGATACTGTACGTGATGTTGAACAAGATTATAAACGTATTATTACAATGTCTATGCCAAGTGGGTTCGATTTTATAGATAGACTTTCTAAAGGTATGTTCACTTCTAATCTTACAAGTTATGATATGGTAACAAAAAGATTTAAAAGACAATATTTTTCTTATCAAGAAGAATTTAATAAAATACCACACTTAAATAAATTTCCATTAAATAGCACAGAGATTGTTTCTGCTCCAGATAGTCTAGTATATAATAAAATAAAACATACAGCTATGCATAATGGTTTTGATGACGTATCAAATAGTGATAAATTTCTTTTTAGATTATCAGCACTCGCAAACACACAAGGGTTTAAATTAAGAGTTGAAACTCTCGGAAGAACAGATTACACAGTTGGTAAAGTTATTTCATTAAAAACATTTAGAATAGAAACTGTTAATGATAAGTCAAATGATTTAGTAGATCCAACATACACTGGTAAATATTTAATATCAGCAGTTAAACACGTTGTAGCTGGAAATAAACATACTTGTACTTTAGAATTAATTAAAGATAGTTTATCACAAGGTATTGGAGAATTAGCATAATGAAAATATTTATCGGTAAAGTTGAAAATAGAAATGACCCTTTAAAACTTGGTAGATGTCAAGTAAGAGTGATGGGTGTTCATGACGAAAACCCTGCAATACTCCCTACAATAGATTTACCATGGGCTATGCCTATATCGCCAATCAATTCAGCAGCAAGTGCTGGTATTGGTGTATCACCAACAGGAATAGTTTTAGGAAGCATAGTTCTTGTTACATTTACTGATAAAGATGATCAAACACCAGTGATACTTGGTACACTTGCAGGTGTTCCTCAAAATCAAAATAATTCTTTAGTTCTTAAACCATCTGATAGAAAAGGAAATATAAACACAGCAGTAAAGATTGGTTCTGATGGTGTTTCAAAACTTGTTTCAGGACAAATAGATTCAAATGTAAATATCATTAATGCTGTTGCTACGAGAAGTGGTGGTGATGTTGAAACATCAGCACAAGTATCTGAAGATTCTAAAGCTTTATTAAAAGGAGATTTAGAAATAGAAAAAGCAAGACCTCTTTCTACTTTCTCTGTCACAGATGATAGTGTAAAAGAAATTATAAAAAATACTTCATTCACTGATGTTGCTGTTCCGATTACAGACGCATCTGGTAAAGTAATTAAAACTGTAATTGGATATGGACAAGACACATATCAAGGAAAACCAGTCACAACTTCTTATCCAGGAAGTATAGATAAAGAAACTGCTGAAAAAGAATTTAAAAACTATTTACAAACAGATGTGGCTGATAAACTTACAAGTGTTGTAAGAGCACCAGTCAATCAAGAAATGTTTGATTCTTTATTAAACGTAGCATCAGATATTGGTGTAGAAAATTTTTCTAATTCGTCAATCCCTAAATTAATCAATTCATTAGACTATCAAGGAGCAGCAGGTGCTATTCAAGGAATAGCAAATGAAAAAAGTTTTGATAACGTATTAGGTGGTGTTACATCAGCATCTTTAGATTCTTCTATTACAACAGGAAAAGAATTATTCTCAAACTTAACAGCAGGAACAGATTTAACAGGAACTATTACTGGATCAGTTCAAAACATATCAGGAAATCTTTTAAATAATTTAGGAGGAGATGCTGAATCAATAACTTCAAATTTAACTAATATAGCAGATGGCACTCTTTCAAATATATCAAATGTGTTATCAGATTCAGGTATTGGAAACATTTTAAATAGTTCAACTGGTATTTCAAATATATCAAATGTTTTAAACACAACAGATATTGGTGCTACAGTCACAAATGTATTAGGTGGTGTAAGTGGAAATATTTCTTCTGCTGTAGCAAATATAACTTCTGGTAATGTAACAAATTTATTCGGAGGATTTGGTGGTTTTAATTTAGGTGGAATAGGTGGTTCATTATTTGGTGGTAAATCATCAACTAAAAAAGCAAGACGATCAGCTGCAGCAAGTAAATTTACTTCTGTTGGTTATCCAAATTTGGGAGGAACATTATTTGATGAAAACACTGCATATGTAAAACCAATTTCTGATAATGGTGATTTTGGTAATGCTGGTCTAGTTTCAAATCCAGCATCAGGATCTTTTGGTGTTGCTTCAGGATACTTAGAATATGTAAATGAGCCAGATACATCAAGATTAGCACGTCACGAGAATATAGATAAAACTTCAGTCTATGTAAAAGAATCAGCAAGAGCATTAGGTATTGAAAGATTTAATTATGATACTTGGGATCAATCTGAAATACCTTATAATGCAGAATATCCATTTAATAAAGTTGTTGAAACTGAAAGGGGACATGTATTTGAATTAGATGACACACCAAATGCTGAAAGAATTAATATATTCCATAAACGTGGAAGTTGGATGGAATGGGATCATAATGGTACATTAACTGATCGTGTAGTAGGAGATCGTTATCAATTGAGTGAAAGAAATACATATGAATTAGTTGGTGGTACAAAAAATTTAACAGTTTATGGTGAATTAAATGCAGTGCTTAAAGCTGGAGCAAAAATAAGAATAGATGGTCCAGGAGAAGTTGTAATCAATAATGATTGCAAAGTCACAGTTGCTGGTGATATGAATTTAAATGTTGGTGGTGAATTTAGATTAGTTGCTGGACAAATACGTATGGAGTCAAAAGGAATGGCTACATTAGGTGCAGCACAAGTTTTAGAATTAGATGGTAGTAAAGTAGAAATAGCCAATGGATTTACTCCATCAGGACTAGCACTTACAACAAATGAAATTATTGATACACAAATGCCAGTTATACCTGAATTACAAGTTAATTCACGTTCAGCAAGAGAGTATTTTGTTTATGAAGTTCCTGATGAAGGAGATGCCCAAACTCATCGTGAACGACAAATACAACGTGGTTTATATATTCGTAAAAATTTAGATTTAGGTAATGTTTCTGTTAAAACTATACCAACAGTTAAATCAGAAATTGCAACAGCAGAACAAAAATGTGAATACATTTATGGTTTAACTAATTACGAACCTAACTTACAATTATCTGCTCGTATTCAATTAGGAGCATTAAATCGAAATGGTGGTATTCCTATTATATCACAAATGGGAGTAGAACCAAAACAAATAGTTTGTAATTTAAAAGGAATGGCAACATATCTTATTGAACCAATGAAAGATTTATTCAAAAACGTTTTAATTGTAAATGGATATAGAAATAATCAAATTCAAGCAGGATATCCTGAAACATCTCAACATTACACAGGTGAAGCTGTTGATATTATATTCTCAAGTTGGAATCGTGCTCAACATTATCAAGCAGCAATAGATTTAGTTTTATCTTTACCTTATGGATTTGATCGTATAGTATTATCGTATGCAGGTAAAAAATCAGTTTGGTTGCATTGTTCATGGAAATACACAGGAAATAGATTTGAAACATTTACTATGAGAGACCATTTAAAAGTATCAGATGGTTTCTCTTTAATATCAGAGGTTAAATAAATATGCCATTAGCAGCACTAACAACTACTTTATCATCAGGACATGGCTGTTGGCCAGCAAGATTACCTGCTGGACCATTTAGTTTGAAAACAACTATTAATGGATTAGCAGTTCCTTTAGTAAATCATACAATTTATATTTCACATATTTGTGGTTTAATAGTACACAGTGGAGCATCTAGAAGAGTAGTATTAGGATCAAAAAAGGTTTTTATAGAAGGAAAAATGGCTGTTAGATTAGGAGACCCAATAGCCTGTGGCGATTCTGTCGGACCACTTTGTTCACCAAAAGTTAATATAGGATAACTAAATATAATATGCCTACAAATACAAGAACATTTACAGATTTAGATCTTAATTTTACAGCACATCCAGTTAATAAGGATGTAGCTATAAAATATGATGAACAAGCGATTAAACAAAGTGTCCGAAATTTAATACTTACTAAAAATTTTGAAAGACCATTCCATAGTGAAATTGGCAGTCAAGTTCGTGGTTTATTATTTGAACCAGTCACTGAAATGTCTGTTTCAATTATTAAAAGAAGTATAGTAGATGTAATAAGAAATTACGAACCAAGAGTACAACTAGTTGATGTTTTTGTTAATGTTCGACCTGATGAGAATTACGTAGATATTCGTATTGTATTTAAAATTATTAATACAGCTACACCAATAGAATTAACTTTAACACTTGAAAGAACACGATAATGGCAGAAACAAGTAGAAACATTAAAGTCACTGAATTAGATTTTGATGAAATAAAAAAGAATATAAAAACATATTTAAAAGCACAAAATGCATTTAGCGATTACAATTTTGAAGGATCTGGTCTTTCGATTCTATTAGATGTACTTGCCTATAACACACACTATAATGCTTTATATTATAATTTGAGTGTTAATGAAATGTTTTTAGATAGTGCTGTTAAACGTTCATCAGTTGTAAGTCTTGCTAAGTCATTAGGATATACTCCATCATCAAGTATTGCTTCAAGAGCACTTGTTGATATAATAATTTCTAACGTGTCAGGAAATCCAACTACACTTACTATACCAGCAGGAACTTCATTTAGTTCAAATTTCAGTGGAAGTAATTTTAATTTCTCAACTGATAGTGCAATTACTGTTTCTCGTTCAGTCACAAATACATATTCATTTTTAAATATTCCTATAATTGAAGGAAGATTATTACAAAAAACATATTCAATGGTCACAAATGGTTCTTATACAGTTCCAAATCTTAAAGTAGATACTTCAACAATTAAAGTGAACGTTCAAGAAGTAGCAGGATCAGCAGCAAATACAGTATATACTCTTGCTGATAATTTCGCTACATTAACTCCATCATCACGTGTTTATTTTTTAAAAGAAAATGATGATGGTAATTATGTTATTTCTTTTGGTGATGGCTTATTGGGATTTGCTCCAGCAAATGGTGCAAACATTATTATAGATTATTTTGTTTGCAGTGAATCAGAACCAAATGGTACATCTACTTTCACATACACAGGAAATGCATTCACAAATACAGCTAACGTATCAATTGTGACTAAATCTATTGCAGCAGGTGGTTCTGTACCTGAGTCGATAGACAGTATAAAATATAATGCTCCTAAAAATTTTACAGCTCAAAATCGTGCTGTGACTGCAGAAGATTATAAAACACTTATTCCTAAATTTTATAATAATGTAGATGCTATTTCTGTTTGGGGTGGGGAAGAAAATGATCCACCAATTTATGGAAAAGCATATATTTGCATTAAACCAAAAACAGGAGATACTCTTACACAAAGTACAAAACAAATTATAATTAAAGATATTGTAAAAGGAAAAAGCTTAGTGAGTATTATTCCTGAAATAGTAGATCCTGACATATTATACATATCAATAAATTCAAGTGTATATTACAATCCTAAATTGACAACTCGTAGTGCTGATACTATAAAAAGCATTGTGATTGATGCAATTAAAAACTATAATACAAATAATTTAAATAAATTTGATGCTGTATTTCGTGAATCAGCATTATCAATTTTAATTGATACTAGCGAAAGCAGTATCGTATCAAACATCACTAAGATACAATTAAAGTATCTTTTAACACCACAATTTAATACAAATACAAAATATACATTCTCATTAAATAATCCAATTTATAGACCAACTTCAACACAAAATGCTTCTATTTCTGTGTCGTCATCAGGATTTAAAATAGCAGGAAGTACAGATACGTATTATATTGAAGATAATGCAATCGGTAATTTAAGATTATTTTATCTTACTGCTACAAATGTTAAAATTTATACACCATCATATATTGGTACAGTAAATTATTCAACTGGTAAAATATCAATCGATAGCATCAATATAACACAAGGTGACAATAATGGTAAAATAACTTTTAGAGTAGAACCTGCTTCTTATGATGTGATATCTGTTAGAAATCAATTAGCATTTATAAGAGAACAAGATATAGAAGTAAATATTATATCTGATAAAATTGCTTCTGGTGAAAGCGTATCAGGAAAAGATTTTATATTCTCAACTAGTAGATAAAAACTATGCCAGCTTCAGTAAAAGCAACAGCAT